TACAATAGGTTAGAAAGCCACTACCGCTTAACACTATGGCTACTGTTCTGTCCGGTACGTCCGGCGCTCTTTACTACAAGCCTGCTGGCACCGACAGCACGTTTAAAGCCGCAAACGTCACCAACGCCAGCGACACGATTGTTGTTGGTACTTTTTTGAATTTCAAGGTCAACGACAAGGTTACGTTTGGAACCGGCACTGGCGGCACTTTGCCTGGGGGCATAACTGCTGGCACTCCTGTTTTCGTCAAGACCTACACCGCTTCTACTGGAGCAGCAACGTTTTCTGCAACAGCAGGCGGTTCTGTGCTTGCCCTGTCAAACGACGGGACTGACGGCACCACGCCGTTCACGATTAAATTCTCTGAATTTCAATCAGTGGGCGACGTGCGTGAATGGTCGTTTGAGGTGACTCGCGAAGAAATTGATGTAACCAGCATCGGTGGAACGCTTGGTCAAAACGCACCGTTCCGCAGCTTTGTCACTGGCTTTGCTGATGGCACCGGTTCCGCCACTGTTTACACCACTGACGACGACACAACCATTGCAAGTCGTTTGATTGAGGATGTGATTCAGCGTAAGCAGGTTGGTGCGACCTTCAAGCTTTACACCGACCTTGTGTTGTCGGGAACTTCCCCAGACGACGCCACAAGCCGTTCGATTGAGTTCCAGGCTGTGTTGACCTCTGCCAGTTATGGCGTAACGCCAGACGATGCTCAGAGCGTAGAGATCTCATTCCGGCCTTCTGCAGCTCCAACTTTCGACTTCGCCAAGTCCTAAGTTCAGGCAACATATTCTTCAGCCCTTGGCTTGTGCCAGGGGCTTTTTTATGTGTAAGCTGTCAACGAATAAGAGTTATCTTTTGTGCCTAGTGCTCTCGATCAGCTAAAGAAAGCCGCCAACTTGCAACCAGTTAAAAAAGTTGTTGCCTTGTCTGATGGTTCAGAGTTTGTGTTTTGGCGTTCTCCGTTAACAATGGCGGAGCGCGAACGTGCTCAAAAAGGATCTAACGACGACACGAACGCATTTGCGTTGCAGCTTTTAATTCTTAAAGCGCAGGATGAAGATGGCAAGCGGCTTTTTCAGCTTGGCCAAGCAGCAGAGCTTAAAAACGATGTTCGAGACGCTGACTTGCAGTCTTTGATGCTTGCGGTTATTGAAGAGGACAGCACGGAGGCGGCTGACCCAAAAGGCTGAAGGCTGAACTGAAAAAGGATAATTTATTGCGGTTGCAGCTAGGCGTTGCGAAAGAGCTTGGTTACAGCTTGGCAAGGCTTAACCAAGAGGTGACGCTAGAAGAGCTTTTAATTTGGTCGGCTTATTTTGATCTGTTAAACGAAGAGCAACAGGCTGCGATGAAGAAAGCGAAGCGTGGGCGCTAAACTCAAAGCAATGGGTAAGTAGGCATGGCCGTTGTCTCTCGCGTAGAAATTGCTCTTGACTCAACCAAGGCCGCTGCAAACGCGAAGAGTTTTGCAAAGTCGATGGATGGCGTTGCTGGCGCTACCAAAGACGCTAATGGCCGCTTAAGAGACGTAAATGGAAAATTTATAGGTGTTGGAAAAGCTGCGGCTGCTGCTGGGGCTGGGGCAAGAGCTGCAGTACCTGGAGTTGCTGCATTAGGCACTGCGTTTAAAGCAGCTTTAGGGCCTATTGCGGTTTTCACGACTGCTGCTGGCGCGTTAGCTTCTGCCTTTTCGATTTTATCTAAGCAAGATTTTGCAGAGGCAAAAGTCCGTTCCCTTGGGGTAGACAGTGAAGAATTAACCAAACGTTTGTCTGATGTCAGTCGTGAACTTGCTGGTCAGGCGGATGTTGTAGAGCTGACAGGCGCAGCTTATGACGTTGCATCAGCAGGTTTTACCAATGCAGCAGATGCCGCAAACATATTAAAAGCGGCAAGCCTAGGTGCAACTGGTGGCTTCTCTGACATCAATACGGTTGGCGACGCTGCAACTTCTGTTTTAAATGCTTATGGCTTAGAGGCTGACAAAGCTGGCAAATTAGTTGATGGCTTTATTCAGACTCAGAACGACGGCAAAATTGTTATTGGTGAATATGCAGCAAACATTGCAAAGGTTGCGCCAATTGCTTCCGCCCTTGGGGTGCCTCTTGAAGAGGTCAACGCTGCAGTTGCTCAAATAACAGGGGGTGGTGAAAAAGCGGAGGTTACATTTACGTCTCTTAAAAACGCGTTCGCTCAAATCGCTGGGGGCAAAGTAGGCAAAGAGTTTAAGAAATTTGGCGTTGAAATCAATGCAGCTACGCTTAAAAGTGATGGCTTAGTCGGCACGCTCGATAAGATCAAACAAACCGGGGCCGAAACTGGCGACATCATTAAAGCTTTTGGTATCGAAGGTGGTCAAGCAATTATCACATTGCTTGGCAACACAGAAAAGTATAATCAGCTTTTGCAAAATCAAAAAAACTCACAGGGAGCGGCAGCCAAGGCAGCATTCGTTGCAAGTGACACAATCAATGGTGCTCTCAAGCGATTGCAAACAGCGTTTACAAATATCTTTGCCGATCAATCAGAGCTAGGTATTTTGTTGAAAAGCACTTTCCAAGTTGCTGCAGTCACTGTTGAGGTTTTCGGCGCTGCTTTAAAGATATTGTTAGCACCAATTCGTGGCATTGTTTCAGGAGTGCAAGCGTTTTTCCAAGCACTTTCGCCCTTTAAAGAGAACATTAATCTTGCTTATGAACTGGAGCAAGGATTTCAGGCAGTCATGAAAGGCGTCAGCATTGCCGCTGATGTAATTGCCGGGCTTTATTTCAAAATCAGCCAAGGGGCTGCAACTGTTATCGGGGACGTGCTCACTTTAGCGAACAATATTCGTCAAGCTGTAGTTGGCGTTTTTTCTGGGTTAGCTAGCACCATCAAGCAGGTCATGGCCAGCTTGTTTGAGCAACTTCCTGCCCCAATTAAATTTATTATTGAACAGGCAAGTAAAGGATATAAAGCAGTCAGTGGCTTTTTAGGCCAAGCAGTCTCAGGTGTCGCTAGTAAAATATCTGGAACAGTGCAGGAGCTAGCAGCGGTTGGCGGGGCTCTTAACAAGTCTGATTCTGTAACCCCTGCGGCAAACAAAATCCAACAAACTAATGGCCCGTTAGCTACGCAGCCAGGAGGGCCAACAGGCAAAACAACACAAGAAAAAGCAGACGAGATAAGAAAAATTGCGGAAGCACATGCTGATCGCGTCAGGCAAATGGAACAGCAAAATCTGTTAGCCTCAGCGCTCAATGCCGAAGAAAAACAAACTTTTGAGCGTCAAATTGAAATTGATAATTTACTACTTAATAAAAATAAGTTATCAAAAGATCAGCTTGCAATTGAACTTGACAAGCTAACTACTTTGCACGAAACTCAAGACGCGACAGCGCAAACTTTAAAAGACAACGAAGCTTTAAACGAAAAACTTAAAGAACAAAGCGAAGTAACTGAAAAAATAAAAGAGCAACAAGAGAAAATAAAAACCGCAATTAGAGACGGTGTAATAAGCGCTATAGAGGGCGCAATTGATGGTTCGAAAACTCTTTCTGAATCATTTAGCAGTTTACTAAAACAGCTTGCCATGATGATTGTCAAGCAAAAGGTTATTGGTAATTTTGCAAGCATGGGAGGCGGCGGCTTGCTTGGCCTTATTCCAGGGTTTGCAAATGGAGGCCGCCCGCCAGTTGGTAAGCCTTCAATCGTCGGGGAGCGCGGCCCTGAGCTATTCGTCCCAAACACTTCTGGCACAATCGTTCCAAATGGAAAATTCGGTGGCGGAGGTGGAGCGACAAACGTTGTCGTTAACGTTGATGCAAAAGGCAGTTCCGCTTCAGGCGACAGTGGTGCCGGTAAACAGCTTGGAGGGTTGATTGGAGCGGCTGTGCAGGCAGAATTAATCAAGCAACAACGACCTGGAGGCTTATTGTCCCGCTAATGAGTACCTTCCCTGCTTTTGATCCCGCGCCAGGGATGACCAAGCAAAGCGCACCGCAGGTGCGTTCAATTGCTTTTGGCAGTGGTTACAGCCAGCGTGCAACGTTTGGCATCAACCAAGATCCCAAGATTTATAACTTGACCTTTCGGGTTTCTGAGACGGAAGCTGACACCATCGAAACATTCTTAGATGCTCGCGGTGGGGTCCAAAGTTTTGATTACACGCCACCAGGCGAAGCCGCCAGCAGCAAGTTTCTTTGCCAGCAATGGACAAAGACAATTTCTTTTGTTGATCGAGCTGAAATCAACGCTACTTTTGTCCAGGTATTTGAGGTCTAATGGCTTATCCCTACGCTCTGCATAAGTGGGAAGCTGAAAAGGCTTATGCGGTTGGTGACGTTGTTCGTGCCGACCCCGCGAAAGACAACACACTTGCCTTCAAGTGCATTGTTGCTGGAACGACAAGCAGTCTCGACACTTACGCCACATTTCCTAGCCAAGAGCCTGCGTTTCCGTTCAAGATTACGCAACCGTTGGATGATGGGACGTGTACTTGGGAAGCATTTGAACCGTTAGCTGAAGAGCTGCTTCGCCTTGCGCCAACAGCGGTTATTGATTTGTTTGAGGTGTATTTAACCCAAGAAGTAAATGGAGGAGCTACAACTACTTTGTATTATCACGCAGGTACAAACGGCTTAACAGAAGACATAAAGTTTGGTGGCCAGACTTACCCAGCCGTACCAGTTGAGATTGACGGGTTTGAGTTTTCAGGAAGAGGAACATTGCCCCGCCCAACATTAAAGGTTGCAAACGTAAACAACGCGATCACGTCTTTGATGCTGACGTACAACCCTTTGGGCGCAAAGGTCCAAAGGATTCGTACATTTGCCAAATTTATTGATACAACTAACTTTAATCAACAAGTACCTTTTGCAGTTGAGTCAGATGTTGCCGACGCTTTAACAACAGAAGGCGGCGATTCTTTGATCATGCAAACCTTTAACGACACAGCAGACGACAATGCCAAGATTGTAGAAACTTGGTATATCGATCGAGTCTCAGGCGAAAACCAACAGTTTGTTGAATTTGAGCTTGCGCCAAAGATTGATTTGATCAACGTAAATCTGCCACGCAGGACTATTGAAGAGTTTTGTCCGTGGCAATACAGAGAAACAGAATGTGGATATAAAGGCGATTCGTGTTTTACCGTTAACGACGTTGCAATTGCTGCTGCAGATAAAATTGTCGATTCAAGTGGCAAGGTAACTAACGACATCTGTGGCAAACGGTTGTCCAGTTGTAAAAGAAGGTTTGGCGGTGATGTCGATTTACCTTATGGCGGTTTCTATGGGGCAAGACTTCAAGCTTAATGCTGTAAAGCACGCCAAAACTGTTTGCCCCAACGAAGCGTGTGGCTTGGTCGTTGATGGGCGTTATTTCCCTTGTCGAAACATTGCGCTAGACCCAGCCGCAGATTTCGCAATCAATCCTGTTGACTATGCCCGTGCCATGTTTGCTGGAACGATTGAAGCCGTGGTGCATTCACATCCGCAAGGCACACCAGTCAGTGAGCATGACCGCAAAGCCTGTACGCAGACCAAGATTCCTTGGTACGTTTATTCCGTGCCAGATGATCAATGGTTAACTATCAAGCCCTGTTAGGCCGTCAGTGGGACTACGGCAAAAATGACTGCTACTCCTTGTTCCGCGAGTATTACGGATTGCTTGGGATTGACCTGCCAGATTTTGTGCGGCCTGAGTCTTTGGAGCGTACAGACAGCATATTTTTGAAGCACGCTCCAGTTTTTGGGTTTTACCCTGTGTTGTTTGAAGATCGCTGCCAACATGATTTATTGGTCATGCGCCTTGGTACGAGGACTCCAATGCACGCAGCCATTTATGTCGGAGGGGACAAGATCTTGCACCAACGCATGAACAGCGTGAGTGCTTTAGAGCCTTTGAGCCGTTACTATAGAAAAAGCGTTGCGGCAGTTTTTCGCCATGCAGCTAGTTCTGTTGGCGGGTGAACTGGGCGAGAAGTACGGCCAGAAGCACGAGTATTACAACCTCCAGACGCCTGCTGATGCAATCAAGCTGCTTTGCATCAACTATCCAGCGTTAAAGAATGAGCTGATGCAGGCGCACCAAAACGGCGTTGGGTACAAGGTGATCCAGGGTGGTGCGGCAATGAATTATGACGAGCTGCAATTGCCCTTTGGCAGCAAGCCATTGCTGGTGGTGCCAGTAATTATGGGTTCTGGCGGCGATGGCGATGGATTTTTACCGATCCTGTTTGGGGTTGGTCTGGTTGCGGCCTCGTTTTTGCTACCTGGCGCTGGACTGTTTGGGGCGTCTGCATTTGGAGCGTTTGGCGGCCCCATTGCGGCAGCCGGAACGTTAACGACTGTTGGAACAGCACTAAGCGCAGTTGGCGCAAGTTTGATTCTTTCTGGAGTGTCGAGCCTTCTTTCGCCCCAACCAGAACTGCCAAAAGCAAATCGAATTAGAGGTGAAGGATCAAATGTTCGTGGCCCTGGCCCGGAAGGTATCACAAGAGGTGCATCCGGCAACCAGTCCTATGCGTTTACTGGGCCTGCAAATACCGCTGGAACGGGAACCACCCTCCCTGTTATTTATGGGCGCGTAACAGCTGGCAGCCATTTGATAGCTGCAAACCTAGACGTGACTGACAATTCTGATCCTCTACAAACAGCAACACAAGCCCCTAGCTTAAGCACGCTCAAAATTAACGGCGAACCCTTGACCAATGAGTTGAAAGATTGCGGCGGTATAAAAAGCAAGAGAGGCGTTCGTGAATTTAGAAGCTCAGACACAAACCGTGATGAAAGAGTTTTTATTGGCAAAACTTTTGGCCCTGGTCGGCCACAGTCGCTTGACGAGGAATCTGAATATGACAGCAACGCCAACAGCGGTGGCTGGAACGCTCTCAAGTTTAAAAACAGCTCAGGCAAACGAAAAAGAATCGATGTTATTTTTAAAATTTCAAAAGGTCTGCATGATTTTGTGGCGGGCAATGGAAGCACTAAAATTGACGGGTTTATTACTTATCAAATTACTTTGTCAAACACCACTGGTGGCCCAGACATTGACGTAGCATCAGCCCGTATAACAGTGCAAGGTTTAACAAATGCAAATCAAGACGTTATCTTTGGAAATAGGCTTGAAGCGCCAAGAATTGAAAAACGTTCTGGTGAAGACCTGGACATCAAAGTAGAAATTATTGAAGTTGGCGTTCGTCAAGCAACTACGTTCGAATTAATGGCCTACGGCTACGACCTCTTGTAAACACCTATGGCTCTCAATTCTAAGACCAACCTCAAAATTATTGACGCGATCTGCGAAGGGCCGATT